TACTGGGGCACCCTGCTATCCGACCCTACTAACCTGCTCGGTTTGGGCATCACCAAGAACGCTGTTAAAGGCGCAATACGATGAGTATAGGTTTAGTTAAGATCATCATGAGGGCCCGTGGCGACGACATAGCGGGCGCCGTGGATGACCTGACGCGCATTGGTGGGTTCCCTGAAGAGGTAGCGCAGCGCATTGCCACTGGTGAGCTCCCTATGGACGAGGCCAGCCGATTGGCTAGGGCTAATGAGCAGGGCTATGGGGGTGTTCTGTATCACGGCTCTCCAAGTCCAGATTTAACAGAAATTGCCCCTATGGTGACTGGCAAAAGAAATGCACCTGGTGGCAATGGCCTTTTTGTATCCGACAACCCAAAAGTGGCATCTACATATACGCATGATCACTTAAGGCCTAACGGGACGGGTTTCGGCGGAGGGACTGTCTATCCGCTTAGGATAAAAAATGTTGATCCCAGCGAAAGAGTCACGGTTTCGGATCGAGAAAATCGCACTACATTCTGGGATGATATATCAGCCGAAAAAATTGATGGGCTGGACTCAATTTACGACTCAGACCAGTTTCTTATTACTGATCAGATAAACCGGACTGCCAATAGAGCTAATAAAAAGACGGTTGAGTACAGTAATTTAATGGATTCTGCCGAGGATATTTACAATCAAAGCTCTACAGTGCCGAGCAACGTTACTGCGGTTTTGGATAACACTATTGTCCGCTCCCCCAACGCCGCATTTGATCCCAAGTACAAGGGCAGCAACATCATGGGAGGCGCCGCTGGCATGGCAGGGCTAGCTGGCCTGCTCGCTACGGGGCAGTCAGAGGACTCTGAGGCTTCGGTTGCTAGCCTGGCAAAGAGGGGACTCAAGCTAGCCGAGAGTCGCAGCGACGGCGTCGACGGGCCCGACAGTCTTTTCAAAATAGTCGATGGGAAGGACAAAGAGATTGGCGGCGCCGAATTTTGGGTGACGCCAGGGGGCGACTACAACGCCTACGCGATGCGCCTAAACCCAGAGCACCGTGGCTCAGGGATAATGAGCGAGGCATACGACGCAATCGAGGAGGTTTCTGGCAGGATGATTGAACCAAGCGATGTCCTTACAGAGGACGGCATGAAATTCTGGATCAGAAGAGACCCGCGCAAGATGCAAAAATTATATGAACGCGAGAGATTCGACTACTACGAAAAAGATGTGCTGGACTCTATATTTGCAGAGGCTCTGGAGGCCAAAAGGTAGGCTGCTCCAACACTTGCTCCAACAAAAGGGTGAGCTACTCGCCAACGCACGTCCGTGTGCTATGTAGAATATGGCTCCGTCTGCTGGGCTCGAACCAGCGACCCGCTGATTAACAGCCACCGGGTCAGTGACGGGAAAGCTATATAAACACTGGCTTTCGCTCTAAACTTGCTCCAACTTTTCTTATTTTTGCTCTAGTTTCTATGCGGCTTTGCCGACATTGCTCCTACGCCGTCGCAGGCATTTCCTGCTTAGTCCTGACGTACACCTTTCGCATGTTAGGGCTGCGGTGCCCGGCCCAGTTCTTAGAGTGCAGCGACACGCCACGGGCCTTCAAATCATGAAACGGAAACGGCTCGATGCCGTACTTCTTCATGCTGGCCTGCAGTCGTCTCCAGGCGCTCCTGAAGCCACTTTCGCTGTACTGATGGCAAACGTACTCTCCTCCTCTAACGACGCTGAGAGCGTCTCTGAGGCGGTCTGAGAGGATCGTCATCTCACCCTCGGAACCCTTGAGTCTATTAAACTCCAGGTGGGTGTCGGAGATGTCCTCTACCTTGATCGCCAGGACCTCTGAGAGGCGCCCTCGCAGCAGGAAAGCTAACTCCATCATCTGGGCTATTGCCGGCGGCGCGAGCCTGAGAGCGGTCTCGTAATCATCGTCAGATACCATGCGCTGGCGTGGCTCCTCACGGTTCAACTTAACCTTGATACACGGGTTCTCCGGGATCTCATTTCTCTCCTCGCACCACGACCAGGCACTCTTCAGTACCGCTATGTGCCGGTTGGCTGCAACTGGATGCGGGTAAGTATCCAGGTAGTCCCGAATAGTTCTCTTCGTCACCTTGTTAAGTCGACATTCCCCAAAGGTAATCCCACCAGCTGGCTTGCTACATATCTTAGCAACCGCAGTCCGGTAGTCCTTCTGGGTCTTTGGCTTCAGCCTGGCAAACTGCTGGCTGTCTAGGTACAGGTCCAGCATCCACTTGACCGTATCCTTTGGCGCCTTGCCAATGCCCTCGTAGATGGCCCACAGCTCTGACATGGGCACGGTGTCATCCGCGAGGCGTACTGCTTTTCCCCACTTTTGCTTACCGTCCACACGCCCGAGCCAGGGCTTATACCAGTACGCATTCCTAGCCTGGAAAACGTACTTCGGTAGCTGCGTCCTCTTTTGCATTCTTGATTCCCTCATTTAACATATCGTTTGTGGTTCGCGGTTTCCCGTCAGAACCCACCACATATGGTATAGAGTTTTCATCGAGGAAGCGACAAACTTTACTAATCTGCTTGGAGCCGCTGAGTAGCTGCAGCTCCGGATAGTCCACCAGGACCATTACAGCATCACCACTGAAGCGCCTATCGCCACGCCGCAGCAGAAGGCAATAAAGAGTAGTCCGTAAGTGTTACTGCGTCGCCAAATGCGAGTGTTCTTGCTCATAAATCCTCCTTGATTTAAAAGGGCCCCGAAGGGCCCGCAGGTTTCTGATTAGAAGGGAATGTCTTCTAGCGTCGGTGCCGGCGCAGCTGGTGCTGCAGCTGGCGCACCCTGGCCCGCCATGTTGGGGTCGGGCTTCCAGGTATCCACCGAGGCGTAGCCCTTGCCCTGCTGCGAAATCTTCATATCGACATTGACCCACTCCTCTCCGGGGTTGGCTGCCTTAAACTCGCGCATGAATTCTGCAAACTGCGGCAGGTTGAATGACGCCTTTGCGATCACAAAGTCGGGCGCGTTCTCGTGCTTCTGCTTTGGGTAGAAGCCCTTTACCAATACTGACTCGTTTTGATTTTCCATAATTACTTCCTTGTCGATTGAATGAATTGTTGATCCTCTGCGCCCAGGCGGGCCCATACGGCGTTCTTTTCGTACCCTGTCAACTCACCTATTGTCTCCAGCAATAGATCAGTGTCGTCCGCTGTGCGGGCCTCTGCGACAGTCTCAGAGACGCTGTCAAAAAACAGGTTGGCGTGCTTCAAGGCACCGCGATAGGCGTCCTTGAATTTGGTCTTCTGACCAGCCGGTGCATCGTTAAACAAGTCCGTTCTGGTCCGGTCATCCAGCCCGGTGACGTACTCGTGAAACTTGCTGTGGTCACCTTCATCGATAAGGCGCGACACAACATCGAACGGCGACTCCTCAATGACGTGCTTCACCTTGCCCAGGTAAAGCGAGATACCCACTCCAAATAGCGCGAGGCATTTCACGAGAGCCCTTTGCTGCGCGTCACTGATATCCCTGCTGGTCGGGTTTGGTATCGCTGCGTTCTTGTGGTTCATTACCGGCAGCGTTTGCTCCATCGTCTTGCCATCTACAGTGCAGACAGCTTTGACCATGCAGGTTCCGTCCTGGAAGAACACCGGGTCTGCGTAATAAAAGTTAGCGTCCGGGTATTCCTCACTCACCAGGTTCCAGGCGTAAGCCCAGCTCAAGAAGTCGAGCTGACCTTTGCGCTCAATGCCTGGCGTTACATCTTTCCTACTTAGCCTTACAAAACGATTCCCTTCTTTCATTTAGCCTCCTTCTTTTTCGCTGATGAGCCAATCCAAATAGACCCTGGCCTTTTTCAAGTCCTCAATGCCGTTCTTGTACCGCCATCTCAAGACATATTTCAGCAGGGCGCCCTCGTAGTGAAACTCGATGGCCGTACCTTGCTGCTGCTTGATAATGTCGATTACCTCGACCGGCCCGACCGTATAATGCTGAGGGTGATTAACCGCGTCAGGCTTCACCAACGTGCACTCCGGCTTAACGTCAGCAGGAAATGGCCGGTTG